TCGGTTGTGTGGTGCTCAATGCAGCCATTGTCTGCTCCTTCCAAGGGATGGCCTACGTCGTCCGACGCTGGCGATCAGGTTTCCTATTACTTCATATCCGACTTCGTGTAAAGGTCTTTCGCATCCCCGTCTGCCGACTTCGTATCGCTGGCGTTGCCGAAGACCAACTTATGCTCCTTGACGATACGCCCCACCCTGGACATGAAACGGAGTACTTCGACGTGGTTTCCGGTGCCGGTAGCAGTCAACATGGTACGGAGGGGCGTTGCCCCGGCGCGCTTCCCGTCAACGATAGGGAACGGGTCAAAAGCATCCAGAGCCGCCATGGCGAGGCTGACGTTCTCCTCGAACGCCATGCCGCCGATCTCCTTATCGGCTTTGGCCGTCTCGCGCCACTCCTGCTGGGTCTTGTCCCAGGCTTCGACTTGCGCCTTGTAGCCGCTGGCTTGTTTGGCGGCGTAGAAGTCGACGAGCTGTTGGGCTTGTTCTTGGCTCAAGTTCAAGCCGCGCGCCATGGGCTCAAATTCCTTCAGCGCGGCTTCGTCGACTTGAACCCCATCGGGGACTTTGAAAGCCTCGTATTTCTCGGGAGCGCCAGCCTTCTTATCCTTGTCCTTGTCCTTCTCGGACTTGGCGGCGTCGTCCTGTTCCTTCTTCAGCTTCTCAGCCGCCTCGCGAACCGTTGGGTCCGTCGACTTCAGGTCGGCTTCGAGCTTGTCTGCGGCAGCTTTTACCTCGGCAGCCTTCGCAGTTTCGGCGGCTGCCGCAGCGGTCTTTTCTGCCTCGGTCTGCGCCGGAGATTGCTGCCCCTGGCCCGCTGCCGGATCAACCGTAGTTGTCTGGGCCGCCGTAGTGGCGTCTCCCCCCAGGATGCTTCCTGTACCCATATCCGCCGCCATGCTATCCCCTCCTGGCTACTTTGCTGGTATCACGAGACACCTTACTCGAAGAGTTGGCTTCCGTCATCCGACGCTAGCTCTCCCCGCATCGGTGTCGCGTGACACCGCCTCAACCTGCATCTGTGTATAGATACTTGGTTCGGCTGTCAACAATTCTGTCAAAAGCCAAATCCCGATTGCCCGTTTCCCCTCACGCTTGGCCATCGGTAGAACGTCGGCGCATAGGTTCTCCTCATAAATCCCGCAGCGAGACAGAACTCGCCAACAGAAAGCTCGCCCGCCGTAGGTCTTGAGCAAAGCTCGCATGTCCTCCAGCTCTTGGAAGCGCGCGGTTTCCTCCTTCTTCCGGCGCTTCTTGACAAGCTTCGGTGCCGACGTAACGGCGCCTTCTTGCTCGTCGATATCTTCGGGCTCTATAGCAGTCGAGCCCGCCATCAGCGGCCCCGCGCCCTACGGCCCGCCGCATCCGACAAATGCTTCAGGACGCTATCGCCGCTGTCATCGGGTTTAGCGTCCGACAGCATCTTGACCGTGTTGGCCCCCGACTGCGCCATCTGCGCCATCTGCTCCATCTGCGCCTTCTTCTGCTCCTGCTGGCGCCGGGCTACCACAACATCATCGGGGACAATGACGCGAGGAGGCGTGCCGATAATCTGGCCGTACTCGTCGATAGCCTGATCGCCGTCGAACTTCTTGCCGTCGCTAAGGCCCGCCTTGACAAGCCCGCCGACGAAGCCAGCCAGCCTGTCGATCCCGCCCGCAGCGACAGCCTTCTGAGCCATGGCCAGGGTTGAGATGTACGTGACCTTCAGCGGCTTGCCCCGCAGCTCCTCGGGCGCTTCCGGCAGGATGTTCGCGCGGACGCATTGATTGAAAGTCCGGTCGATCAGCTTGGTCAGGAAGTCACCGTGCTGGCGCTCCAGAACCGGCCCGAGCTGAAGCATCGCCTCTTGCTGGCGCTGTGAAAGGTCAAGCTGGTTACGGGGCTGGATGCCCTCCATCTGAGTAATAGGCTTGAACAGATCGACGTGGAACGCCTCGTCGATCAAGCGCTCGGTCGCCCGCATGTCCTCGGCCAACCCTTTCCAATCGGGGCGAACCATGTAGATCGGCTCTAGCTTGGCTTGGGTGTCGTCGCCGTCGTAGAGGGTCGCGCCGCCCGGAAGCTGGGAGATCGGCACGTTGCGGAGGTTGCCCGGCCCCTTGAGAGGCGGGGACACGCTCTTGTCGAGCGCCTGAGCCTTGCGCTTTTCCTTGATCTGGAGGCCCTTGATGTCGCCCAGGGCCGTCATCGCCGGGCAGTCGGTCCCGTAGATGTCCTCGCCTGTGACTTCCCAGCGGGGGGCGTATACGGGGAAATCGTCGAAGCCGCCACGGTCAAGGAACTTCTCCTTGTCGACGCCGACAGCCTCGGGCTCGAAGTAGACGGAACGGAACGCCTTGCGATCCCCGAGGGGGTGCCGTGGGTTGAAATCCGGGCTGGGCTCGATGAAGTGCGTGACCGGGCACCAAGTATCCTTGCCCTGGCCGCGCTTCGCATCCAGCAATCGCTTCGCCGTCGCGCTCAGCTTGTTCTCGCCCCACTTCCTCGCCATCTGGAGGGGCGTCATCTGGAACTCACGGGCGAAGGTGTCAATCTCCAGGCGATGGTTCTGCGCCAGCCAATAGCTACCGATTGTCGCCGTGTAGAACCGGGCCACGTCCTCGAAGTCGTCGACGTGCAGCATCGCCCCGGTCGCGAAGAGGATTTCCTCCCCGAGCATGACCGGCGCCATGTTGTAGAGGTTGGACTGGCGAAATATCTCGTTAAGGACGTGCGTGACCTTGAAGAGCCACACCGAAACCGGAGCGAACTCCATCAGGTCAGGGTCAGGCGTGCCGAGCATGAACCAAGGGCGGGCCGGCGACATGATGCCGGCGTGCATCCCCGAAGTGGCGATCTTGTGGGCTTGGGTGCCCCGGCTGTGGACGATGCTCTGGTGCCGGCGATCCCCCCTGTTGGTGTCGGTAATGAAGAACCGGCCACGGCGGGGGCGGATGAACTGCGCCAGCTCCTTCCAGTGAGTGTCGAAGCTGGTGCGCTCGTTCTTCATGGACCCGAGGCGGCCCCGGAAGTAGTCTGTCTCGTATTCGTCAGCCATTGGCTACTTCCTCGGTGTCTCGTGATCCCGCTTAGCCAAATAGGAAGTGCAACGCCAGCTTGGCCCGCTCTTTCAGCGAGTAGTTCCCCGGCGTGAACAGCCACTTGACGCGCCAGATGTACTCGACCATGAGCTGATCGACTTGCTCCTGGGTCAGCTCCAGCACGTAGAAGCTACGGTCGATATCGGGCAGCCAAGCCTCCATGAAGACCATACCCTGGCCTTTGCAGAAGCCCCGCGCCTGAGAGTAGTCGTAGTAGGTCTTCACACAGTCGCACATGACGACGGTATCGCCAGGGTTCTTGGTGGAGTGGCTGACGCAAAGCGATTGGTGGATCATGTCAAGTCCCCAGCAAGGACTTCTTGGCCGTCTGATTGACCGGATCGGTCAAGCCCTGGCCCGAAGTCAGAATGGTGTCCTGGCGCCCCTGCATGAGCGCCGCCTGCTGCCGGTTGGCCACGCGCGCCTGCTGCACGGCAGGGTCGGTCTTCTTCGGCGGCGGGGGAGGAGCCGGAGGGGGCGGGGGAGGCGCGGGGACTGAGGGGCTGCCGCCAATGCACATTACTGGAACTCCTTTACAGCCGCTTCCATCGGGTCGTATTCGTGCTGCGTCGTCATAGGCGCACTCAAGCCAGGGGGAAAGTCGGTGGCGGGCGCAACCTCCTGAGCAAACGTGACCGCCAGAGCATCCGCAACGTCTGGAGAACTCCCCTCGCCCCCCAGACGACTTTTCATGTCCTCTTTGCTCTCAAGGTGTATCTTGTTACCCTGCTTTGTATAGCCGAACTCCCGCTGGGTCAACTGATTTTTAAGATCAACTCCGGCCGGGTGAGTGATCTCGGGCAGAATGAGCCCCCGCTTGATCGCCGTCCGCATGTCGCCCCACAGCTCGTCGGACTTGTAGCGGTACGTGAGCTTGTCCGTGGGCGACTTGCCGAAGCCAACCTCGATTGGGTTATACCCGAGATGGTTCAACTGATCGACGACAGCCCCACCAATCCCCGTACCGTCGACGAAGAGAGCGCTACACGCCTTGCCCAGCACCCGGAACTCGCGGATAGTCTCGATCACCTTGCCCGTCAACTGAGTGGTGTCGAGGCCGCGATACCGACCCTTCTTGGACGTTGGCGCGAAGCTGCGGGCATCCATGCCGAGCCGGGGGTAGACGACGCTCTCGTCGTCGCCGAACCGGGCCACGTCGACGCCGACTATAAGAGGGGCGTTGAGGGCGACGACAAGCTGACGCATCATCGCCTCTTCGACATCCTCGGTTGGTATGAACTGGAGGGAGCCGGCGCTCGGGAACTCACCCAGGACACGGACCTTGACGAAATCGCTCTCGATACCGTAGTCCTCGATCCATTGGTTCAAGCGCGTTTTGTTGGTGATAAAGACGCTGCGGCTGTCGATCTTCCGCACCTTGTAGCGATGGCGGAACCGGCCCTGGCACTCCTCGAAGAACCGCCCGCTGTTCTTGGTCGGGTTCCCGAAGTCGAAGGTCATCGGCTCGCCGTCAGTGGTGCCGCCCTCGCGGACTTCGTAAATCTTGTCGGGGATGGCGGAGCCCTCGTCGAAGATGTAGAACGGCGACGAGTTGGCGGCGTGCAGGCCGGCGAAGGCTTCGGAGTTCTCCTCGCGGCACGTCTGGGCATCGCAGCGCCATTGCTCGCGGTACTGCTTATGGACGAGGGCCATCGCGCCCCGCCCGGAAGTGTAGTCGAACCAATGGTTGAAGATCGCCAGCTTGAGCCACTTCCCGACTTCGGCCCATGTCTTGGTCTTGAGCTGTTCCGCCGTATTCGCCGTGACGACACCCTTGGCGTATGGGCGGGTCGACATGATCCACAGGACGATCCACGCGACCAGGACGGACTTGCCGATGCCGTGGCCGGAGGCCACCGCCTCGAGGATGGGCGCTTCGCGCAACGCCGCGTCGATCGAGGCCTGCACGTCCCAGCCGGCGCGCAGCTTCTTGCCGATCGACTCCAGAACCTCGGTCTGCCAGCCTTCCGGGCCG